CCTTAAATGCTTCTTCAAATGGTTTAGTAAAGAATAAAGAAGGCTTAATACCTTTCTTTTTAATACTATTAGCTAATATAAAACCCATTGTCTTATAGATACCGAACCTACCTTTTTTATCTCTTGGATGCATTCCTTTACTCTTTGCCCACTTAGCTAAACTACCTGTATGATATTCTACTCCAACTAAGTTACTACTTTGTTTATATGAGTAACCTCTAAGTGATGTTCCTGATTCAGTACCTTTAAATCCAAAGTTTTGAAACATACCATAAGGGTTCATATAGAAGTCCATAGAGAAGCTATTGCCACTTACCTTTACATCACTATCAATTGACTCCCAAAGCTCCTTAGAAACATTCTTTTTGTCTTTAGAAAGGTTTAATCTAGCTTGTTGTCTAACACGCTTTCCAAACTCTTGAAGTATCTCGTATGTTTCTTTTAATTCCATTAACTACAAGACATATCATTAATAACAATCACATCAAATGTAACCGCCCACCCTGCTAATCTATTTTCAAATCTATCTACAAAAGGCTCAATATTAGGCTCTCCTTGTAACTGATACATATCTCTATGCAAATCACCTCTCTTAAGTGAATCTAACACTCTTATAATAACTGCTTGCTGCGTGTTAAATATATCATGCTCATCTGAATCATTACCTATGAATACATCTGTAGTAGCTTCATTTGATACATCTACAATATCCATACATAATAAAGATAGATTGTATGTTAATATGTTTTCTCCATAGCTTACATTGTTAACCATAAAGTGAGACAAGGGAAAGATAGTCTTTTTGTTGAGGTCTACTCTATCTAATCCACCATATGTAACTGTATTAACAAAAGGTGAATCTAATAGCTCCTGTTTGATTGTATCTAATATGTTATAAAATGCTACCATTATCTTTTATTTTGTTTTTTAATTTGTCTATTTGTTTCTTCTTGTTTCTCTACTTCATATGCTAAATACATTAAGCAAGAATGTAAAGGAGTATTCGTTATTTCTTCATACTTAGTTATATCTCCTTGAGCGAGTTTATGTAACTCTGCATACTTACCCCATTTGCTTGCAAAGATGTTAATACTTCCTGAGGTATCTCCAGACTCTCCAAATAACTCGGAATAGAGTTCACTAATTCTCTGATTAAATTGTAAAAAAAAACCTGCATTCCTAATACTATCTCTACATCTAAATCTAAGAATACATCTGCATTACTTGTACCTGTATAATCTTCTATGACATATTTACCGTTAATTAATTTAGGTCTACCAAACCAATTCTTTTTGATAGGTCTATAAGCAACAGCCATAGCTCTGTGCATAGTATTCCAGTCAGATATATATTTTACTAAATCTGAATTCTCTCCGTACTTAATCTTATCTAAGTTTGGAATGAATCCGTATAAAACTCCTTTGTGCTTGAATGTAGTTGTGAATTTATATTCTGTTTTACTTAAAAGCTCATAGATTGATTCTAAGGCACTTTTAACAACGTCAATAGGTAAATCATCTACTTCTTTGTTAGATAGCATTAGAAACGCTCTGAGGATGCTTAAATCGTCTAATGACTCTTCTTTCTCTGTAGCTGATGCTTGAGCTGATGCAAATGACTGATATCCTTTTAATGTTAATCTCATAACAGTTACACTATTGAATTTATAAATGTGTTGTGAAGATTTGATGGATGAGTAGGGTGAGATATGTGATGAGTAAGTGACAGGTGATGAGCAAGTGGGTGAGTAGTCTTGTGAGTATTTTTATTATATATATTATATATACTAAAACTTTTTGACCAATCTCTGTTAAGTACTATTCTCATTGACCAAACTAGACATCGTTAGCGTAACAAGAATTGCCACTTTTGCTTTTTTGGCAATTTTCGTCTACATTTTTAAGACAGAATGTCAGTACTATATTTTACCTATTTACTGTCAAATTGTCATACAATATTACCATATATTATAATTACCTCTATGACTATTTTCTAACTCTGACATTAATACATATCTAGCTGCATCTATTGCGTGATTAAATCTATCTATAGGTTTATTTAAAGTATTACCTTCTTTGTCTTTCATCCATACATAATTACGAAGCTCGTGTATTAAATTAGTACTACGAGATGTTACACTTATCTTATTCTGATTAATTAGATTTAACCCATATACAATACTATCTCTACCTTTAGATACTCCTTGAACCATATGACCATAAGTCTTTAGCTCTGCAATTGATTTAGGTTCTGCACTATCAGCCCATACCATCTCTCTTATATCATTGTCTTTCAGTACATTACTAATATCACTATTAAGCATCTTCTTACGATATAGTACCTCATCAAATATATAACCATCATTCAATTTATACATAGCTACTAAACTAGTAGGGTCTGCTGAGTATCCAAAGTCCATACCATAAGACATTAATCTAGCTTCAGGTGGTATCTTATCTATCTGTTTCCAATCAGGAATACATGCACCTTGTAATGAACCTACCTCTCCATCTAAATATACTAAACACCAATTCTCCCAATATGCTGAGGTCTTTGCTTTTACTCTTGCTGACTCTAATTCTTTTACAATACTACTAGGCAGCCCTTCATTGTCTTTGTATGTTAGTTTTATAAAATCTGCATCAGGTTGGTTAGCTACTTCATTGTGAGCCCAGAATGTAGATGTAGGATTAAAATCAATCCATATAACTCCACTTGTTCTTATAGACATTTGATTGTATGCTTCAAACCCAATGTTGTTAGCTTCATTTACATATAAGTCTGTACGTCTTGCTCCTCTAAGTTTGTCATCCTGGTCTGCACTAAAGAACTCTATATAGCTACCATTACTAAATGTGTATTTTAAAGTACTTCTATTGAACTTATTACTATCCCACCTACCTGTCAGTACCATTATCTTAGTAAAGTCTTTTAAAGCACCTCTACGTAAGTGAGGAATACTCTCTGACACTATACTAATCTCTCTGTTAGGAACTGATATAGCTTTATCAATAAGCAATGGAATTATAGAATACGTTTTACCTGCTGATGTACCTCCTTGCACAACTCTTTTTCTTTTCTTTAATCTGCTTAGCTTTTTTAATGCTGTGGTTATTACAAAGTTACTCTCCATCTATTACATCTATATCTTCTGATAATTCATCATACGAAAGGTTAAACATTGGTACTTCTTTTGATACTGTAATATCTTTAGTCTCTCTTGGCTTACCTGCAAAGTAATGAAAGAATAATTGAATAAACTTAAAGTCTCCTTCATTCATTCCTTCTTCTAATTTAGCATAAGCTAATGGTGCTAGTGGTGTAAGTTTCTCTATTAAAGCTACCTCTTCTGACTTAGGTTTCCTACCTGATACACCTTTGTGACCTCTATTGAATTTACGTTTATCAATCTTCTTCTCCATAATTGTTTAATGTTGTTATCGATTTTATCTATAGTAGTAACACTTTCAATAGATATTATATATCTCAGCTTACATCTGTTCTTAATCTTAATAATTTATAAGTTAATATATAGACCTCTCTTGCTTTTGATTTGTAAATTAATTGATAAGTTTCAAATACCTTTCTTATGAATTGATACTCTGTCTCACAATCTTTAAATATCTTCTTTGCATAAGCCTTTCCTTTACCTTTACATACCTTTATATTGTCTGCTGTATCTCCTACTATCATTTGAGTATAAAAAGCTCTTAGAGAGTCTAATTTAGAACTATGCTTTAATGTATTCTTATTATAGTTATATATCATTCCTTCAAACTGCTCGTAGTCTTTATCTATAGATACTATTACATTTTCTATACCATCAGTCTTATCTGCAAACATAGTAGCTACTACATCATCAGTTTCAACACCATACTTACTTATACAGCTCCAGTTTTTTCTACAGTAATCATATAACTCATTTAAGAACCTAGGTCTCTCTATATTATTTCTATTTGCTTTATAGGTATCTGTTAAATACTTTCTAAAGTTACCTCTGCTACCTCCACAAATGTGAAATGAAGATATCTCGTGGTTTTCTTCAAAATAATCTAATATAGCTTCTAATCTTGAGTCTAATGACTCCTGTGCTGATTCTAAATCTTCTGCAAAAGCTGATACATATATCATACTATCAACATCTATTATTAATCTTACTATCATAGTTTCTTATTTTAATTATTAATACTCATTATTTTTCTCGTATTCTACCAACCACTTGTTACTCATTGCATCGAACTTATCTTCTAATAATTTGAACTGATAGTCTGTCAAAGTCATATCTTCATATATACCAAATACAATGCTACCACAATATTCAATTTCTAGATTATCTAAAGTGAAGTCATTATACCATTTATAGCATTCAATGACATAATCATCTAACTCTAATGTAATAGCGAAGTTATCTAATTGACAGTCTTTTTGTTCTTTAGCAGTAGCTAATAATTTGTAAAATGTTTCGTTTGTAAATGCCATAATTTATATTTTTAAATGTTAGTTTTATTTTCTAATTGAATAATTTTAGTTTAGCTTGTAAATAAGCAAAGTTATATAATGGATTTTTCTCTAGTCTTCTATAGTGGTCTTTACAAAACCCTGTAGCTCTACCTATTTTTTTATAACCTAAGCATTCGCTCATCTCTAAGAAAGTGAAGTTAAAATCTTCTTTACCTATATTGTAGAATACTCCGTGTATTATTGATTGCTCATAACAAAGTCTTATATCTTTATTAGGTATTATTTTGTAGTAAAAAATACTTTCTATTTTATTTCTAAGTTCAATACAAGTCATGTTTATTTTAGTTTTAATTGTTTGATGGTGCTAATATATATATAATTATTGAATTAATAACTATTTTAACAAAGTTTTAGTTTATTTAAATATAGATTCGTTATACTTACTTAAAGGAGCTTCTCCATTTCTCTCTAATTCTTTTTGTAGATTAGCTAATGCTCTCCAAGCAATTTTAACACTGTGTCTTACATTATCTTCATCCATATTACCTGCTTCAAGTCAGTGCCTTGTTCAAGCATCTAACTCATCTCTCCTTTTTTCTCTTTGCCCTTTTACAGTCTCTTTTTTTTCGTTTTTATT